GTTGTTCCACAAAATATACTCGTTCTCTTCATTTCGCGTAAGTATCATTGGCGCGTTGTTCCAAAACACCTCCTCAAATTCCAACTGGATTTTCTTGTAGGAACCCATTTTGATATGTGCGAGGGCGTCCATTTTATTAGAAGGCAACGGCGGGTCAAATTCAATGTCTCTCAACGGTCCCGGCGGAATTGTAATGCACAATTTGTTGCATTTGTATACAAGTCCTTCTCTCGTATGCACTTCAACTTCATTTTGACTATGAATAATTTTAGTAACAATCTGATTGCAAATGATTTTATCCAGGCAACCTTTGGATAAAGTGCTAACCAACGTTTTTGCGCCCTTTTTGAACAAACAGTGCGAACCGGCATAGTCTCCAAAAAGTGCTGACTTGCATTCTGATTGTTGTAGAAATGAGATTGGCAGATTCTGGATACTTCCGCCACACCATACTTCAATCATGTAGAGAAAACTCCGCATATCGTCGTCCTCTGAGAAAAAGGAAAATGCATCCGCAATTGTGGTGGAACCGTTAATTTCGCTGGTTTTTTGCAACAATTCATTCCATTTTTCGGCTAATGCTAAGGGACCCCCCGGTTCCCTTATGAACCCTCCCTTAGTGGCCCCCAATAAATAAGTGATGTTTGCGTTCTCCGAATGCATCCACGGGTTGCATTCGGCGACCGGAATAAGGTCGTCTGACAATATCAAGTTTGTCAGAGGATTATCGCACAAACCGTGCACCCACGCCGCGCCATCGTCAATGTTTTTATCGTTTGTAAAAACGCGACCGCCGATACGTTCTCTTGCTTCCAATATAACATACTCCTCATTTTGAAGTTTGGATGCGATTGTTAACCCGCTAATACCAGCACCAATTATGATGGTTTTGCTTTTCATATAAATTATATTGCTATTTTTTTCTAAACTGTTTTCAAGAATTGATTATTGTCTAACCGTATATTAATGAATCCGGGTTTAGAAAAAAAAACAAATAAAAAGAAATTACTGAAACGCAACAAAACAAAAAAACGCCCCGATGTCCTGCTTCTCTCTCACCGAACACCCGAAAAGGTTGTCAAGATAAGTGAAGAAATTGAACAACAAATTGATAAATCAACCAGTTCATATAGTCCATCTATAAACAAAGAACTGGTGTCTCTGAAATCGGTTGCCCGAAAGGAGGTAATCAATTGCAACAATGCACGTGCATTCATGTTGAATGCCCCCTTGAAAATTGGTGTGCCAGATGCTTTGGGTAAAAAAACGTGCTATCCTTATGATGACCCTGTTGCCAAGAAATATATGCTGAAAAATCTCATGGCGAATAAACATGCCGACCCTAACCGCGTTGTCCCACCCATCCAGGAATTAGCGAATTGCTGGTTCAATACGATGTTTGTTTCATTGTTTATTTCCGACAAGGGACGTAAATTCTTCCATTTTTTGAGGCAGATGATGATTGAGGGAAAACAGAAGGGGGGTAATCCAATTCCAGAAGTTTTGAGAGATGGGTTTGCGCTGTTCAATTACGCGATTGACGCGTGTTTAACCGGAAACAAATATGCGTACATTTTGAACACCAACGCCATTATCCAGCAAATCTACGACTCTGTTCCGGAAGATTACAAAGAGAAGTACTCTTATATTCGCGACATAGACGAAGCTGGAAACCCCGTTCGATACTACTTGAGCTTAATCAATTATCTGGGAAATCGCAATTTGCCTCTCCTATTTGTACAAGATTGTGGTGTTAGTTGGCATTTCCAACTGCAAGAAAAAATGACTGGTAAATTACCCGACGTAATTATTTTAGAGTTTTTCAATGATGACGAACCAACAACCAATAAAGAAACAAGTTTTGTATTAAATGGTGCAAAATACGCACTGGATAGTTGCATTATTCGAGACACGGAGAAAAACCATTTCTCTTCATTGCTTACCTGCGAGAAGAAGGAGATGGCCTACGACGGGATGAGTTTCCACCGACTTACATACATGGATTGGAAAAGTAAGATAAACACCGATTTCAAGTGGCAATTCAAGGGGTCCAAAGACGAAGGCCGACTTCTTACGTGGAACTTTGCAAAAGGGTACTATATGTTGATTTACTATAGGAAAAAGTAGTTCTTCAAATTATATAAGGCAAAATTCTTATATAATTACACCCTACGAAAATAAAAATGAGATTTGTCTCATTTTCTTTTTGGTCGGTGTAATAGTCCAATTTAGATACGTTTAACTGCAAAAAATTAAATCTCAATTTACAATAAAAATGTCGAAGATCACGCTTCAATGTGTAAAGGAAAAAAGCAAACTAAGAATCAAATTCTTCAGTTTTACCGATGATGAAGGCAAAGTATATACAAATGTCTACAACAATGATTTGAACTGCAAATTTCCCAAAGATATTCGCCAAGACGGGTATTTCTACGAAATCGGTCCCAACGATATTGTATTGGTTTCGCGTCCAAACACGCAGGCATTCTACCAAATCAAAACCACAAACATGAAGATTGTTCCAAAACTGGATATGAGCAGTATCCGAATCTATGAAATCACTGAATGTGTTATTTGTATGGATCAAAATTCCACCGAAATTCTCGTCCCATGTGGGCATCTTTGTATGTGCAAATCTTGTTGCGAATCTTTGTTGAAAAGTCGTAGCAATTGTCCTATTTGCAGACGTGAGGTTCTAAGTGTGGTGTCTTAAGGAAACAACTAGCGTATAAGGTCTGGATAAATTTTTAGTGCTTACTTCTTTTTTACACATTTTCTAAAATACTTTCTGTCGGTTTCTTTTATATACATATTGTATAATGCCAACGGTTACCGAAATATACAAAGCCAATGTTTCCCTGCTTCAAGCGCAATTGAATGCCACAATACGCAGAATCAATTCGATGCGAATAAGTAATGCGTTAAAAAAAAGTATGATTAACAGTGCAATGAATGTTTCGAATACGAATTTGAAAAAAATAACTGACAAATATAACCAAGATATGGCGACTGCATCAGTGAGTAAAACCGCGTTTTTGGTTGGAGTAAATTATACGGGGACAATAAACGAATTGTATGGATGCATCAATGACACCAAAAATGTACAAGACTTGCTCAAAAGTAAATACAATTTTACCAATGTAACGTTATTAAATGACGAGACTTCTGACAAACCAACAAAACAAAACATATTAAATGGTTTGCAAACACTGTTATCCAATACGAATTCGGGAGACACCGCGTTTTTTATGTTTAGCGGACACGGAACATGCACTGCGGATTTGAATGGCGATGAGACAGACGGTCGAGATGAAGTCATTCTGCCAATAGATGCGGTTTCAATTCAAACCTGCATTTTAGACGACGAATTGAATAAAATAATCAGAAACACATTAAAACCTGGAGCAAAATTAGTTGCACTATTTGACAGTTGTTTTAGTGGAACTGTGCTGGATTTGCGATATACATACGGATATCCCGACAATACGAAAGATGCGGAAACTGTCGGCGATGTGTATATGATAAGCGGTTGCACTGACCAGCAAACCAGCGCGGATACGGTTGCACCAATCAATGGAAAAGAAATGGCATCAGGTGCGATGACGTATGCATTTTTGTCAATGATTAAAGAAACTGCATTAATTGGTGATTTGGTAACCAAAATGCAGGCATTTTTGAGAGACAATGGGTATTCGCAACGGCCGTTGTTGTCATCGGGAAAAAAAGTAGATTATGGTAAGACCAATTTTTTATAGAAAATACATTAAACAGAACAATAAAAAAAATCATTAAAAATTGTTTTATTTTTTATACTTCTACTCATTTTTGCAGTAGACATTTGTTCAGATTCTGACGCCTTTGCGATAGTTTCCCATTTGCAAATTAAATTATTTGTTTTTAATTCTCTTTTTTCTACTTTTTTCCCAGTGGATGATGTTTTTTTATGATTATATTCATTTGTTTTTAACATTAGTCCATAATATCCTTCGTTTGAACCTTCATTAGTCCATACGGTTGCTTTAATTGCATACTCGGATTTGTTTAAATATTCTTTTATTTCTTTCATATCATCTTCGGTTTCGCTTATATTAACATTTTGTTTCCATCTTTTGTATTCATTTAATAACGTAGAATTTAATATTTTTCCATTTGGTGTAAATTTACATACCTGAAAAATAAATGTTTCAATTTGAACAGGACATGGATATATTTTTTTATAATTAATTTCTTTTAATTTAACTCCAATATATCCATAAACCATTTGGTCCTTATCTTGCACGGTAAGTCGTGACGGTTTAAACCGTGTGTCTAAATAATTTTTTAATGCGTGAAATATTTCTTTTTTTGGTTTTTCTCTATTCCAAATACGAAATTGACCTTCCATATTAACAGAAGACTCTTCCACGTCATTTCTTACAATACACATTTTGTTTATAAACTCATTGAATTTTATTGTCAAATCATCTTCTTTTGGTATTTCAAACACTGACTTGTTATGTTCTGCAATATCTCTAAGTTCTTCATTTTGTTTTTTTATTATTTCTTTTAGTTCATTTATTTCTATCACTTGGTCATTATTTTTGATATGTTGTATTTCAATTTTTTGTAATAATTCTGTGTTTTTATTTTTAGTTTCTTCATTTTCAATAAGTAATCTATTAAAATTTTCAATACTATATGTTCTTGAATGAATTATTTCTTTAATATAATATGTTAATCTATCAATAGTAAAATTTGAATTATATGCAATGATTTCAGTTTTATTTTTTCCATTTATGTTAATTTTGCGCAAATGGTTTTTAATTTTTGGATATTTTTTAATAAGATTTTCTATTTCAGTTCTATTTTGAACTTTAAAAGCATTTACCAAAGTAAAATTTTTATATGAATTTGTATGATGGTATGAAATACGTGATCCCAAATCGTTTGAATGACCAAATTTTATTAATGTTTCACCTGCTTCATTTGTGTCGTCAATCGTGCCAAAATAAATACATTCAGTGTTAACCGGAAATTGTGCAACAATTGCTTTTTCAATTTCTTTTTTACTTTCTCTCTTGGTAGTATCTAATATTTGTTGAGTTGTTTGTTTAATTTCTGTTATGATATTTTCTTTTTGTAATAATTTTTCTTTTAATTCTTTTGTTTCTTCTTCAAATATTTTATGGAGAACATCTTCAAGTTTCAAATAGTATTCGTGAATATCATAAGCTTTTTTTGTTTGTGCTTTAAGACAAAGTGATTTGAAACAACGAACCGTTAACATAAACTTTATTGCATTATTACCACCATGACTCTTTTTTTCTTGCTTATCATTTTGGATAAGCAAGATTTCTTTATAATCTTCATTTTTTATAAAACATTTTTCAAGAACTCGTGTTGAATTTTGTTTTGAAGAAAACCCCAACCAATTCCAAATTTTATCCAAATCAACTACAAAATCCAAAGTTTTATCATAATTCAGATAACAATAAAAACTGCTTATAAACATTTGTTGTTCAAAATTTGTAAATTTTTCTGTAATTTTTGTCAATAATTTGTTATTACATTCCGTTGAAAGTTTGCAAATTGGATTTTTTTCAATAAGTTCAACTATATTTAGGGTTTGCATTTTATATAGTATTTATTATTTTGTCTTTAAGTGCATTATTGCTTAATAAAATATTAAGCAATAATTTATTAAGCGAATTTACCACTTTCCTGTGGTCTTTTTCACCATAATATTATTTCCCTTTGCCTTTCTCTTCGCATGGGGGTCATATTCGTCTCCATCATCGTCTGCCAAATTCTTGGAGAGTTCCCAGAACTCCTTGGACCCCAATTTGAAATCGGGACGGTCCGCAGCCTTGTACCAGAACACTTGGTCGTTAATCTTATTGGACTTGGCGTTGTTGGATATCACCATGCACTCATAATTCTCAGTTGTCTGGTCCATAATGGTGCAAAACGATTCCAATGTGGGGAACATCGACGCATAGTTCTCCCAAATCTTCTTACGATTGGATAAATAATTCTCGCGCAAAATAAAAACGTAGTCAATATTGGTGCGGAGATTGGGTGGGATACCCAATGGGTATTGCATCGTGATGATTAACATCACTTTCCAATGTCTTCCGTTCATAAACAAGGATCTCATCAACTTATCTTTGGTCCAACTGCTGTCGTACAAGCAATCATCCAAAATTACGAAAGTGCGTGGGTCAATAGAACACTTCTTGTAAGTCTCCATCTCGGCTTGGCACTGTTTCATCACGGTTTTCTGACGTCTTAATACGTTCTCTATCAAAATACTGTTGTATTCTTCGTGGATGAAAAGTTTGGGAACCAGTTTTCCGTAAAATCCGTTACCAGCTTCTGTTCCTGAAATGACAGTGCCAATGGGAATATCCTGGTGATGGTACAGCAAATCTTTGACCAAAAAGGTTTTGCCGGTATCACGGCGCCCAATCAAAACAATGACTGGTCCCTTGTTTTCTTTCGGGTCAAAGGTGATTGCACGCATATCAAATTTTTTCAATTCAAGTGTCATTTTTAAATTAATTAATATATGTAAAAGAAAGATAAAAAATGTGTAATCGAAACGATTATCTCTTAGTGAAACGATTAGTTCAATATACCTAAATTATGTTTTAGCGTAAAATATAAATGGATAACAAATTTAGTATTTTTTATAAAAAGGCCAAGAAGATTGATTTAGACATGTTGGATTCAATCAGTGAAATTCAAAATTACAATCCGGTTTATAGCCGGTTTTTTGAAATGGATGAAACCAATTACAATCGGATTGCCCTTAACCACAAATACCACGTCTATGATTTGAAAACGGTCATTGACGATGATGACAAACTAATCGAAAAAAACATCTTTGTCAAATTCTCTCCTCTTTTGGATCCGCTCAATTATTTGCGGGGAAAATACGATTTGGAAACCCCCATTTTCAAAACACTTCCTAAACTGGGAACCACTACAGATATGTGTTTGCCCAAAGTGTTGGATGTGAATAACTCTTCTTATGTGGATGGGTTTTTCTCTTATCTGACATCCATGATGAAAGATACACACGGTTTGGTTCATGGAGTGGAGTATTACGGATCGGCACTCGCTGTACAGCGAGGGTTCAAGTATGATATAGTGGATGATCTGGATTTTTTGACAAAATGTCCATTTTTCACCAACAATTTGAACAAACATTTCACGGTGGATGAAGACACCTCCATCATTTTGCGCGAGTATTCGGGAGAAGGTTCGCGCACCAATAAAAAGAAACTGAGTATCAAGGATTTGGAGATAGAGTTGGATATAGAGGATATAACGGAAAATAAGGACATAATGGTAACTGCTGAAACTGCAAATCCGATAAGTCCATCTTTAGAATACGAATCCTTGGCGAAAGAATCCGACGACGATTCAAGTAGTGATTCAAGTAGTGATGATTCGGACAGTAGCGATGATTCCAAATCGGACACGACTGAATCGGTAGAGAGCGATTGGGAGACGGAATCGGATGAAGAGAATAAGGAGTCTGAAGATGTTGATGAGTCCGAGGATTCCATTTTCGAGGAAGATGAAAAGATGTTCAGTTATTTAAAAGAATTTCCAGTCCAGCTTATTTTCCAAGAAAAGTGCAAGGGCACGTTGGATGAATTGATTATGCAGAGAAAACTGAAAGACGATACTTTTGTGGAAGCTCTTTTGCAAATTGTGTTGTTATTAGCGACTTACCAAAAAGTCTTTGATTTCACACACAATGATTTGCACACCAACAATATTATGTATGTCGAGACCAAGGAGGAGTTTTTATATTACCGAATTGACGGAGTTTGCTACAAAGTTCCTACCAACGGTCGCATTTTCAAACTGATCGATTTTGGAAGAGCCATTTACCGATTTGGGGGCAAAACGTTTTGCAGTGACAGCTTTGCACCTAACGGCGACGCGGCAACCCAGTATAATTGCGAACCTTATTTTAATGAGAAGAAACCTCGAATTGACCCAAATCCCAGTTTTGACTTGTGCCGACTTGGTTGTTCTCTCTACGATTTTGTTTGCAGAGATGACGAGGTGAAAACGCCGTTACAGAAACTGGTGGATTCCTGGTGCAATGACGACCACGGAAAAAGTGTCCTTTACAAACCTACTGGACAAGAAAGATACCCTGATTTCAAATTGTACAAAATGATTGCGCGAACCGTGAATCATCTAGTTCCAAGTGAACAGCTGAAACAGGATATTTTCAAGAAATACGCAAGCGAAGAAACAATTTGCCTAAATACAATGATTGATGTAGATGCATTGCCCAATTATGCATAAGAGAACTAATAATCCCCTCAAATTAGGTTAAAAAGATTCCATTAGTAAATATTACTTAGTAATGGAAAAAATAGATAAAATCATATATATCAACATGGACGCACGGGCAGACCGAAAGACGGCTCTTTTGCAAGAATTTGACCGCATTGGTTTAACCGAAGACAAAATCATCCGGTTTCCCGCCTCTTCTTACAATGGTTGCCCCAACTCCGGTTGTTTGTTGAGCCACGCAAATGTATTGGAAATGGCTTATGATATGGATTTGCAAAATGTCCTTGTCATAGAAGACGACTTTATTTTTATTGATGATGTAAAAAAAATCCATCACGACATAAACGCGTTTTTTGAATTAAATCTTTCATGGGACGTGGTAATGCTGACAACGTGCGCGGCAGTTGTATCTGAACCGACAAATCAATTAATTTCGAGAATTGCATCATCTGGCAATGGAGCTGGGTATTTAGTCAATCGGTCAATGATGTTGGAACTGAGTACGTTGTTCAAATCCAATGTGGAGAACTTGTATTCAACCAAACAACACTGGGTTTACCAGAATGATATTTTGTGGAAAACCATTATGCCGTCGTCGCAGTGGTATATGTTCAATCATTATTTGGGATACCAGAAAGAAGGATATAGTGATTTGTCGCAGGACCGGAAGATTGCGATTATTCCGCAAATTGTAGGAGAACCGCTATGCTCACCCCCTATGACTCCTAATTCTTCAATTGTGGTAGATGAACCAATTTATCTTCATATTGAGGAGGAAAAATATTTAGAACAGATTGACACATTACTTCCTACGAAATATTGTGCTGACTCTATTGTAAATAATGTAATCAGTGCATTTATTGGTAGGTCCAATGTCGGATTGCAAAAATATGGAACAACTTTGGATAGAGATGATTTATCTGTTCTTGATTGGATTCAGCACGCCCAGGAAGAACACATGGACGCCATTCTTTATTTAGAAAAGTTGAAAACCGAAATAAAAAAGGGAAGATCTATTTAATGCATTATTTAAGTATTACGAATAATCTCGGTCATTCTTCCTCCACACGTTGCGCGTTTTTTCTTTCTGCAATTTTTTGGATGGCCTTCATTATGGCTATCGGAATGAATGATATCGCGGTCCCGACCGTGAATGATACAAGTGTGCACATCAACACTTCCACGAATATCCCTTGTATTATTATTAATATGATTCCGTAAATTCCAAATAATGATATAATTAATTTCCCTCCCGGCTCGTCGAATATCGAGAATCCTAGAAAAACTAGAAGCGATACTAATAGTATTGTTTTTATTATGTCTGCCATTTGTGCGTCTGCCATTTGTGTGTCTGCCATTTGTGTGTCTGCCATTTCATTCATTTGTTTATACTGTTTGTTTTTATAACTTACACCCTATTTCGAATAAATATTTCAATTTTACAATTGTAAAAAACATAAACGTAAATATATAAGAAACCAATGCATCGTATATATTTTCCAAGCTCAATGGGACAGAGAAAACTCGGCGTGGATACAACCAGTAAATATTTGTTCCAACTTTTTGGAAATAACGGAACGCTGGTAAAAACAAAAAACAGCGATAAGCTTCGCGATGTAGAACTTTGCAATGAGCTTCGCACTAAGCTTCTTTCGGATAATCTGCGAAATTTGTTTACCGCAAATATGAAGACAAAAAAACCCACCATAAATATCGGCGGAGACCACTCCATAGCCATTGCGACCATTAGTGCATCGTTGGAAAAACACGGTTCCGCACTCAAGGTCATTTGGTTTGACGCACACGGGGACATCAATACCCGCAAAACATCGCCCAGCGGAAATTATCATGGAATGCCTCTTGCGTTTTTAACAGGTTTAGAAAGCGACTACGATTTGTTTCCATTCTTGTTTTGGGTCCCCGACCTCAAATTTGAAAACATTCTTTATTTGGGTATCCGCGATTTGGACGATGGAGAGAAGGCGGTTCTCAAAGAAAAGAAAATCAAGTTTATCCGGTGTAAAGAAATCAATGAAAACCCAAAAGAAACCTATGCGAAAATCAAAGAATTCGTGGGAAAAGACCCACTGCATTTTTCATTTGATGTGGATGGTCTAGACCCGGAAGAAATGTCGAGCACGGGGACAACCGCGCCAAATGGTGTTAAAACAAAAGTGATGAAACCCATTGTTGACAAAATAATGAAGAATCTGAACGTGGTGGGTATGGACATCACAGAATTCAATTTGGAATTGGGAGAACAAGAGAAGTCGATGAAAAATTTTACAAAATTGTTCAAAAAATATTTGTAGAAAAACCTATGACCCTTCACTTAACACATAAACTTATTAAACATATGGATAATAAGTTAAAAAAACATTACTGATATAAATGGAGGGGGTTGGAGGGGGCATAAGAGAAGTAAAGCTTCACTGAATCCGTAGGTTCCCCTACTTAACACATAATATAAAGGGAGGGGGTCGTAGGGGGAACCGTAGGTTCCCCTACTTAGAACTCGCACATCATATCAAAAACATTTACTGCAACTTCCTTGTTCGCCATCGCATACTCAGATACGGTGCGTTCAAAGAAATTGGATTTGCTCTCCAAACTAATGAGTTCCATAAAGTCAAATGGATTAGCACTACCATAAATCTTATCAATTCCTACTTGCAAACAAAGACGGTCTCCCACAAACTCAATATACTGGGTCATCAGTTTCGCGTTCATCCCAATTAACCGGCACGGCAACGACTCGGTAATGAATTCCTTTTCAATCTCCACCGCCTCTTTCACAATTTCCACAATCTTGGACTTCTCTATTTTCTCATGGAGTTTGGAGTATAAAAGAACTGCAAATTCAGAATGCAGTGCCTCGTCTCTACTAATAAACTCATTGGAAAGAGTTAGACCCGGCATAATTCCGCGCTTCTTGATCCAGTAAATCGCTGCGAAACTACTGCTGAAGAAAATGCCTTCTACGCAGGCAAACGCGACCAAACGTGTAGGAAAGGTTTCGTTGCTTGCCTCGTATCCAATCCACCGCCTTGCCCAGTCGGCTTTCTTCTTGATGGAAGGGCACGTCTCGATTGCATTGAACAACTTATGTTTTTGAGCCTTATCTTTAATATAGGTTTCAATTAAAACACTGTACATCTCGGAATGGATGTTTTCCATTGCAATCTGGAACCCGTAGAACGCGCGGGCTTCTGAGAGTTGAACATCGGCCATAAATCGCGTTGCCAAATTCTCCATCACAATTCCGTCGCTCGCTGCAAAAAATGCAAGAACCATCGAGATAAAATACTGCTCATCCGACGTAAGCTTTGCCCAGTCACCCAAATCCTTGGACAAATCAATTTCCTCGACGCGCCAAAAACAATCTACCTGCTTCTTGTACATCTTCCAGATGTCTTCGTCTTGGATTGGGAACATCACGTAGCGAGAGGTGTCTTCTTTCAAAAGGGGGTCTGTCATTTCCTAAATAATATACTACGGTAGATTTTATATTATTTGAATAAACCATTAAGATTAATATAACTTAATTATATAATGAATCCATTATTGCAAATAATTTTGGGTTATGTTTTAGCAGATTTTATTGTTGGAATTATTCATTGGTTTGAAGATACATATCTGGATTATGATATTAACATTCCTTTTTTTGATGAAATTGCAAAAGCAAATGAACTACACCATTATTTTCCTAGAACAATTGTTGGGAAATCGTATTTTGAAAATATTGAAACAAATCTCATACTTACTTTTGTAATTTTTGTAATTTTTGTAATTTTTTTCTCAAAATCTTTATTGGCATATCCATTTTTTTACGCATCTCTTTTTCTTTTTGGACTATTCTCGAATATAATTCATAAATGGTCGCATATGAGAGAATGTGAATTACCGGGATTAATTGTATTTTTACAAAATACTGGATTTTTTTGTGGCCACCAAATGCATCGAATGCATCATTCCGAAAATAACTCTTTAAATTATTGTGTTATTTCGTCCTATTTTAATTTTATTCTTAATAATATTGGGTTTTGGAGATTTCTTGAAAATAGTATTTATTTTATTACGGGTATACAACCAAATAGAAAGGGTAAATTTGACGATTATAAAGAAATTCATACTTATATTCATGAAAATGCAAAAATGGAATGTCCAGACGTTCCAACACAAAATGAAATTAATACACTTATGCAAACATTGGATGAATATATGATTAAAAAAAGACGTCGTTTGGAATAAAAAATTCTTGTGAGGCTATATTTTATTCCAAACGATGATTCGAACCAAAGTAGATACATCCAACATTGATGCAAAGATGTTTCACAAAATGCTTTTTATTTTCAATTGTGTAGAGAAAGGATGGAATGTGAAGAAACGCGACGGCAAATACATTTTCCAAAAATCCCACGACGGGAAGAGAGAAGTTTTTATGGAAGATTATTTAGAGAAATTCATTGCCGAGAATTCATCCCTTTAAAGGGAACCAAGGTTCCCTTTTGAACCTTCCCATTTTTGCTTTGCTTATACCTTCCCTTTAAAGGGAACTCGTCAGATTTACACCTTATAATCCCATAGTAAGGGAAGGGGTCATAGGGGAAACCGTAGGTTTCCCTATTTCATTCATGATTCTCTCAAACTGTTTTCCAATTTCCTTTTCCAAATCTGGCAATCTGGTGTACAACATCGGATTCCTGCCATTCTCATATTTATTGGGGTTAAACTTAATAACTATGGTTTTATCGTCTTCTTCAGACACATTTGTGTTATAAAAAACAATATTGAGTGTGAATCCATTAATTTGGATTTGACTTACACCAGGTCCGTGCACAAATCCGTCAAACTTGGAATCAATGTATTTTTGGATAACGTCGTCTTTTGATTTGTACACAGTTTGCAGAGAGAGTGGGTCCAAAGGGAATAATTTCACGTAACAATGCGTGCAATAACCTTTGAATCTGGATAAAACGTTTTTTCCAGAACATTTTGTGCATCCTTTAACCACCTGATAAGCTTGTAATCCCGGTTCCAAACTCCTCGTATTTTTTGAACCATCCTCTTTGTGCAAAGAACAGAAAAGTGGTTTTCCAAAACAAAATCCATAAACTGCCGGGTTTCTACAAGTGTCTTTTT